CGACACCGTTCTCAGTCACGCCCCCCCCGTGGATGTCGTTCCCCCGCCCCTGAAGTTGTCATACGGCGCGGATCCGGAGCTCCTGCACTTCGATCTCGAAGACGCTGATTCCCGTGAAGCTCAGATCCCTGGGGTTTCAGAAATCACTGATCAGGTTCGTGAGGGTTCCGCCGAGATCGCCCTCCACCACCAGCGCAAGGACATTGCAACGACACGCATGTCCGAACTCAAACGACTTCGAGTTGGTGTAGGCTCCCCGCGACTCACGGTTTCTGATCGGACGCGTTTGGCTCAACTCAAAGCTGGGTACCTGGTTTTCTTCCCTGGTTTGCCAAGACCTTTCAACTCCGCCTTGTTTGATCAGGCTCTTCGTGAGGCACTCGGTTCTTGGGCTGGGGGAAAAACGATTTCCGATGTTCGCCGCTCCATGGAGGACTCCCCACCGGATTGGGACCCGAACTTCACTAAGTTGTTCTTGAAGTCTCAGATGGTCAAGAAATTGGGCGCCCGCCTAGCTCCAGCGAAAGCAGGGCAGATCATTGCCACTTTTCCGAAATCCCAGGTGTTTCAAGATGCTGTCTGGGCTAAATACATTGAGTATTGTGTTGAAGGTTCTAAAAGGCCATCCGTCTACCTCCACAATCGCCCTATTGTGAGCCTGCTCGCTTGGTACAAGAAGTTTTGGCGTCGTGGCACCTGCACTGCGAATGATTACACTGCTTGGGATTCTGGTTGTGACCATGTCTTTGCGCACTTTGATCGTTGGGTACTTCTACGCTACGGGGTTCCCCTCGCCTTCGCTGACGAATACTTTGCTCGGAAGTTCACAACACGCTCCTACCTCGGCCCCATGCGCCCTATGCAGTTCTCTGGGGACCGTTGGACTTGGCTTTTCAACACCGTACGGAACGCCGCGATCACCGGTGCTGCTTTTGATGTTGATCACACCTGCCCCGCCGCCTTTTCCGGCGACGACATGATCCTTTTGGGGCACCATCTCTACCGTGATTCTTTCCGTCCGAAGCAGTGGTTGATGACTCCGAAAGTGGAAGTTGGTTCTGAGCTGGATTTCTGCGGTTTTAAATTTGGTGGTGATCGTCCGGTCGTATCTTCTGAAGTGCTCTTGCATCGCGCCTCTGTTGCCTTGCAATCTGGAAGATCTGATGCCAGTTTTTGGGACAGCTTTGATCTCGCAGCGCGTTACGCTGACGCCGA